CTATTGAAAGCATACCTGAAGAAGTCCTGGTGTTAGTTGCGGGATGCGATGTGCAAAAAGATCGATGCGAAGTACAACTTACGGGATTTGGCAGAGATTATTCCTGTTACATAATTGAGCATCGTATCTTTTGGGGAGATCCAAACTCTGCCCAGGTATGGGATGAGGTAGACGAATTTTTAAAAAGTAGATTTAAAACTGATACTGGTAGATCTATGCCAATTTCTTGCACTTGTATCGATAGTGGTGGCCATCATACTAACCAGGTATATCAATTCACCAAGCCAAGACAGGGCAGAAGAGTTTTTGCTATCAAGGGTTTAAGTATTCCAGGCAAACCAATTGCAAATAAACCAAGCTTTGTTGGAAAAAATAAAGCAGTGCTTTACGGAATAGGAACAGACCAGGCAAAAGAATTAATTTATGCCAGGCTTGCTGCTGAACCTGATAAATCTACAATCTATTTTTCTGCGGATCTTGACGAAGAATTTATGAAACAGCTTACTGCAGAGAAAAGAATTACCAAATTCAATAGAGGTAGATCCGTAATGGTATGGAAACAGGTCAGAGCTAGAAACGAGGCACTTGATTGCCTGGTTTATGCTTTTGCGGCCATTTATATTCTCAACCCAAATTGGGACACGATAGAACATAGAATAATGAGTCAGGAAAAGGATCCTATAGTTAATAAACCACCCCCAAGAAATAACAACAATAGAAGGCCAGGAAGAAGTTTTGTGAACAGTTGGAAAGATTTATAATTTCTATACCTAGGCTTGACAGCTATAAAAGCTACCCATAGTGTTTTAGTAAGATTAATCTAATTACATTTTCGGAGTTTTTGTTTGGCTAATATTTTCGACACAACAAATTATCCAAGTCAAATACCATCAACCCTGCAGGTTGGCGGCTATTGGGCATGGAAAAGAGGAGATCTATCAGCTGATTATCCTACTTCTGCATATTCTCTAACTTACAAATTGCATTTAATTGAGGGATCTACATCCGCATCAATAACAATTAATGCTGCAGAGCAGAACGGAGAATACGTTTTTACTTATACAAACACGGGATCTGTTGCCCCAGGGCAATACAAATGGTTTGCAAAGATAAAAAGAACAGCAGATAACGCGGATGCACATTTAGAAAGTGGTTATATAACTATTGAATCTGAATTATTAAGATCTTTTGCTAAACAAATGCTGGATGCAATTGAGGCCGTTTCATTAAACAGGGCATCAATGGATCAATCAAGCATGAGCATTGCTGGTAGATCTCTATCAAGAATGTCTATAGATGAGCTCAACGGCTTTAGAGATAAATATAAAGCTGAATATCTTAAAGAAGTTAAACAAGCAAGAATAAAAAATGGAACTGGATCAGGAAACACTATTAAAGCAAGTTTCGGATCTTTAAAAACAATGAACCCTACAGATTACTAAAATGGCCTGGTATAACAATATGTTTAGCGGCAATAAGCCAAAACAAAAACAATTTAAAAGATCCTATCAAGGAGCTAACACTGGGAGGCTGTTTGCGGATTTTTTTGCAAGCTCAACTTCTGCCGATTCAGAAATAAAAGATAATATTAGAATCCTAAGGGATAGGGCTAGAGAATTAGCCAGGAACGATTCTTACATATCTCGTTATTTAGCATTAATGGTTTCCAATATTATTGGGAAGCATGGCATAAGAGTTGGCTCTAAGGCTCGCAACGATAATGGATCGCTAGACCTTGGAGCAAACCAGCTTATTGAGAACGCCTGGAAGCAATGGAGCAAGATGGAAACGTGTTCTTCTAATGGCCGTATGACCTTTTTAGATTGCCAAAAATTAGCAGTTGAGGCTCTGTTTAGAGATGGTGAGGTTCTTATTAGAAAAATTAAAAACAAAGACAACCCTTTTGGATTTGAGCTACAGTTTTTGGAAAGTGATCATCTTGATGAAAATCTTAATGATGTTAATTCTAAAAATGGCAATAAAATTAGAATGGGTGTAGAGATAAATAACTTTGGCAAACCAGTGGCCTATCATCTATTTAAAGATCATCCTTTTGATCAAACGTATCAGACAGAAAACTATCATATCCGTGTCGATGCTTCTGAAATCATACACATATTCATGCCAGCCAGGCCTGAGCAAACTAGAGGGGTAACACCTATCGCAACATGTATGGCCAATATTCAGCTTTTAAAGGGTTATCTGCAGGCCGAGATTACAAGTGCAAGAATAGGGGCTTCAAAAATGGGGTTTTTTGTATCAGGATCAGGCGATGAGTACGTTGGCGATGGCTATGAAGACACAAACAATCCTGTAATGTCAGCTGAACCTGGCACCTTTGAGCAGCTGGCTAGTGGTACTACCTTTCAAAGTTTTGAACCTACTCATCCAGGTGGAAATTTTGATAGCTTTATGACCAGCGTTTTAAGATCTATCGCGAGTGGTTTGAATATTTCTTACCATAGCTTGAGTAATGACCTAACTTCAGTAAATTACTCTTCAATCCGCCAGGGATCTCTAGATGACCGCAGCTCTTTTCAATTACATCAACAATTTATAATAGATCATTTTATTGAGCCTGTTTATAGGAGCTGGCTAGAAATGGCCATATCTACTGGATCAATAAATTTGCCGATTGGCAAATATGACAAGTTTGCTAATAGTGTCACATTTATTCCCAGGTCATTCCCCTGGATTGACCCCCTCAAGGAGATAAATGCCTCCGTGGTCGGCCTGCAGAATGGAATCACAACATATAGCGATATTTGCTCTGCGTATGGGAGAGATGTTGAAGAAACTTTTGAACAACATCAAAAAGAAGCTGAACTAGCAAAACAATACGGAATAGAAACCGCATATCAGCCTTTCGGAAACAAAGCACCAGTACAACCAATAATAGAAGGCGAAAACAATGAAGAAGAATAATACAAGTTTTGACTCAATTAATGAGTCGGAAAATCCTGAAAACAACGAGGCAAATATGGAAGACGAAAAAAGACATATTCTCAATGTAACTGAACTCGATGAGAGCGTTCTTGTTGAGTTTGCAAAAGTTGAGGATGAACATGAAGAAGAAGAAGTCCAGGTTGAAGAAGTGAACATGGATTATTCAGAAGAAGAAGAAGAGAGAACAGCTAGTAGTGAAATAGTTTATAGAACTGTTGATCTATCTAGAGCCTCTTATACAGATGAGAAAAATCGCAGAATTTCTATAGGGGTTTCAAGTGAGGAACCTGTAATGAGATCTTTTGGTAAGGAAGTTTTATCTCATAGAGCTGAAGATATAGACATGTCGTTTATGGCTTCAGGAACAGCACCCTTATTGCTTGATCATGATATGACTAAGCAGATTGGTGTGATTGAAGAATTTAGATTAGATCAGAAGGCCAAGAGTACAAAGGCCGTTGTCAGATTTGGAAAATCTGAACTTGCTGAAGAAATCTACAGAGATGTGCTTGATGGCGTACGCAGAAATATAAGCGTTGGCTACTCAGTCACTAAAATGGAACGACAAAATAACGAGGAACATGGCGATTACTTCAGGGCTTCTTTTAAGCCCGTTGAAGCTAGTATTACGCCAATTCCAGCAGACCAATCTTTTGAGGTTGGAGTTGGACGTTCTGAAACAAATAAAAAAACAAAGGTAACAGTAAAAATGGATAACGAAATAAAAAACGAGATTGATGTCTCAGCAGTTAGATCTGCAACTTTAGAAGAAGCAAAAGCTGATTTTAAAAGAAACTCAAAGGAAATACTTGATTTAGCAGTAGCTCACAATAAAAGAGATCTTGCACATGAATCAATTAAAAACGGACATGACTTAGAACAATTCAGAGGATTATTGCTTAATGAAATAGCTAACGATAAACCTTTAGAAACTCAAGACATAGGAATGTCAAAACAAGAAGTAAGAGAATTCTCATTAGTAAAAGCAATCAATGCCTTGGCTAATCCTACAGATAGACGTGCTCAAGAAGCTGCAGCGTTTGAATTTGAATGTTCAAATGAAGCCGCTAAACAACAAGGTAAAACAGCCCAGGGCGTAATGATGCCAGCTGATTGCTTAAGAAACTGGAATCAAAGAGATCTAAACACTGGAAATGATGCAACTTTAGTCGCTCAAGATTACAGAGGTGGTGACTTCATAGACGTACTAAGAAATAAATCAGCAGTAATGAACGCTGGTGCAACGCTTTTGCGTGGTCTTAAAGGTAATATTGTTATACCTAAGAAAACAGCTGCTTCTGCTGCTGGTTGGATTGCAACTGAAGGCGGAAACAGTGCAGAGACAGAATTTACATCGGGCTCCGTGCAAATGTCTCCCCGTGTAATCGGCGGCCATACTGAAATGACGAGATTAATGCTTCAACAGGGTTCTCTAGATATAGAAAACCTAGTAAGAAATGATCTATCTGAAGCAATTGCAACAGCAATCGATTTAGGTGGTTTAGCTGGTTCAGGAAATTCAGGACAGCCAACAGGTATCTCTGCAACTACTGGAATTAATACAACTACTTTCGCTGCAGCGGTTCCAACTTTTGCAGAATTGGTAGCAATGGAAAGTGCTGTTTCAGCTGATAACGCTTTACAAGGAAACTTAAGATATATCGCAACTCCAGCAGATTGGGGCAACCTTAAATCTGTAGATAAAGCCAGTAACTTTGGTCAAATGATTGTGGGCGGAGATGGCAACATCAACGGTTACGATGTGATCAGATCAAACCAGGTGACTTCAGGCGATTACTACTTTGGTAACTTTGCAGACTTATTGATTGGACTATATGGATCTCTAGATATTATGGTGGATCCTTATACAAACTCAAGATCTGGAACTTTAAGAATAGTTGCCCTGCAGACTTGTGATATAGCTGTTAGACATGCGGTTTCTTTCTGTAAATCAAGCGACTAATTAGATGCTTAAATGGAATGGTGGGGGTAACTCCACCATCTTAAATATGAAAAATTACTTAATTTTAAAAGACACTATGGCCGCTGGCGTTCGCGTTAATGTTGGTGATATTGTTGAACTTAACGTAGATATTGGTAACCAATTAGTTGGATATCATAAAGCTCAAGAAACTGATCAAAAACCTAAAGTGAAATCAATGAAAGTTGATAGATCTGTTGGTTTGGAAACTTCAGGATCCCCAGCTCCTAAAAAGAGATCTAAAAAGTAAATGGCCATAGAAAGTGCGGCTGATTTCGCTTCGTATGCTAATAAGGGCATAGGATCGGTTTCGGCCACTTTTTCTGCTATTGGGAGTTCACTTTGGGACTCAAGAACTGGATTAATCGATACCTTTGCTGATATCGATAGTGGAAATATTACAAATATTTCATTAAATATAGATCAAGACTTTTTAAATATACAGGGAGCAACTTTAGAAGTTGCAGGCTATCAGCCAAGAGCAAGCGTTTCTGTATTATCCGTACCCAATGTAACAATTGGAGATAAAATTACAGTGCAAGCTGTTACAACAAGATCAGGGGCAGTTTTAACTCCTCAGATCGCATACAAGATCGTTCAGGTCGAGCCTGATCATACAGGTATGACCCAACTAACATTGGCGGTGGATTAGTATGTCAATTTACGAATTTGAAACAGAATTAGATATGGCCGCTTATTATGACTCAACAACAGGCCACGGAAGAAGTGCCACTCATATAAGTGCTAACAATACATCTACTGTTTTAAATATTATTTTAAATAATGAATTTTTAGAATTGGACGAAGGTG